TTCATCTCCAGATGTGCCATCCTTAATATGTAGTAAATTACATACGCTGTAAAAGTCAGACCACATCCTAATATAATAATTATACCCCAAGGAAAATCTTCTGGCATTAGAACTTTCCTGGAACACAGAAATCTGCTTTTTGATTTGCGGTATAAACTTCGTGACCCTCTTGTGGTTTCATCAATCCACAACCAATCAACCATTCCATCGTCATAGGAGTTGGTCTGACTTGCTCCCACAGAGGACCCTTACCACACATCGCTAGATGATTTGCGGTTACATTTGATTGCTCCTCTGCCCAGTTAGCATCGGACTCCCAAGGAATAGCACGAGCCATACCAGCAGCAGTATAAGTCTTTGTTGTCTGTTTGATTACCCAATCAGGTATCTCTTTATCTTGATGGACTTGTGCCATGAATGGTGTGCTGATACCACCAGCCATACAATCTTGAACAGCGTGCCATCCTTCATGGCGTAGCGTGCCTAGAAACTCTCTAGGGTCTCTGAGAAGGTATGCGTTGATGTAAAGACGATTTACATCTGGTTTATAAAGACCAATAGTTCCTGGTATCCAGTATCTTCTTGGTGCAAGATACACAGGCACCTTACTAGCATCTAGACCAGCAAGGATTGCTTTGATTTCATCTCTGAATAAATCAAAGTCTGAAGATTTGAATATCTCCGACTCTACTGTGAGTTGCTCTACACCCTCAGTACACTCCAGAAGTATCATACACCCCATCGCTGATGGTGTATAAGGTGCCACCGTTGGTTGTTTCTTTATTATCTGTGATGCCTGAACTGGACTAAGCAGAGTCAATGACAATCCAAGTGTCATAAAAAGTCTTTTCATTCGTTCCACCATCCCTCTTCTTTATGTATCCAAATTTTTAAATCTTTGACATACTTTCGTAGTATTTGTGCCTGTTCCTCATGCCAAGTATCACCCGTCTCTAAGTAAAGACGAGTGTGATTATCTATGGCTTTAAGTATTTTATGGATGGGAGCTGTCCAACACTCCCTCTCTGGAGTGTTCCATTCTCGTGGCACGGAATTACTAGCGAGTGTACGTCAGTATAACGAAGATATTCAAGTTGACATTGACCTGGACTAATCTCAACATAACCAATAATTAGAAAAGCAATAAATTCCATAAGATTAAATCAATTGTTGTTTGTGCTGCGGTAAACTTCTATCTTGTGGTCTACCATTTTTAGGAAATTGATAAACCCCATTGATACAAAGAATCCAATTAGTTCCTGTCTTAGCATCATGAATACGAATCCTATCACAGGTTCTCATAAAGTGTGGTACTTGTCCTGGACCCATTGGAGTTGCTGTAAAAATTGATGCCAAGATTAGAGGAATCATTTTTTCTTGCCGCCGTTCTTTGCTTTGTTAGCAGTGGCGTTACCCTGATTTTGTTTGGAGTTCTTTTGACCTCCAGGAGAACCTTTTTTACCTTTGTTAGGTGATTTAGCCATTATGCTCCTGTGCGAGGTTGAACTTGTCCCTCTTCCAGAGCTTCAACTCTTTCTTCAAGAGTTACCTCTGGTGCTGGTGGTTCTGGTGGTGCAACTACAAACTCTTCTCTAGGCGTCTCTGGTGTTTTATGTTCTTCATCATCACCTTTCTTCATGGTGTTAATACCGAACGTAGCAGCAGATGCCGTGAACACAGTAGCAATAAAGGTGGGATCCATTTTGGATAACATACCCGAATAGCTAGCGGTGAGAAGAGCAGCAGACCAACTCAAGATACATATACGAATTAATTGTCCCATAGCATTTTCCTTTTTCTTGTCCATTGTTTTTTTAGTGTTAGGTTAACCTTTTTTCCAAGATTCACCTTCTGCTTTTCTTCTACGAGCAAGACCTGCTTCTACATTAGAACCAGGATTGCGATAGAGGTAAAGCGCATCGGGAACAAGATCCCATTCTTTATTCTTCAGGCGTTTAGTAATAGTATTAAAGTTAGAGCCCCCGTAGAAACCAGCACCGAGATTATAAGCAAAGCTGAGAAGAGATCCTCTTTTTCCATCTGACATTTCTCCCCAATGAGGAATTTTTTGAAGTGCTGGAATAAACTGATTTTTACATTGACTAATCAATAATTCATCTGCCTCCTGTTGAGTGATTTGATCACCCAATTTGAATGGAGATCCATCTTTCTTTCGAGTAGAACCCCAACCAATAGTGATTGGAAGATTGCCCGATAGAGGGTCAGGATATGCCTTTAGATGGCATCCTTCAAACTCTTTGATAAGTTTGATACCCATCATTGGAACATCACCCCCTGTTACAGGAGCTGCAGCAGCAGGTGCTGGTGCAGCACTAGTCTTTTTTCCTCTATAAGTCTCCGCCCAGTCTACATTATCCTCAAGGAATTTGACGGGAAGATTATCTTCTAGCCATTGTACTGCCTTGACATGATTAGGATTTCTTTCATCATAGAATTGAAAGAAGTTATGAAGATCAACTCTTGTCATTGTTACCTCCGAAATACTTTTGATAAAGTTGGTTTGCTTCTACATGTTTACCGTGATTGGTCAGATCTTTAATTCTTTGTAAGATCTTTCTTTTAAAACTAGTCGAAAATTCTTCCCCAGCCATCGTTTCCTCCTGGACACCAGCGGTGCTTAAGGACAGCTTTTGTGTAAACAGTTTTCTTACCATTTGTCACAGGCCCAGTATAATTATCATTCAAGGAACCATAAGGATCATTGACGTAATAACCCTTACCGTCTGGGGTCTTACCGATGACTACACACATGTGTCCACCAGTAGGATTAGATAAAGAACCCCTGTGAAGGATACCAATAACGACAGGCTTCCCAGCATCGAGGCTACGATCAACATCAGCAAAAGAAAGATTATAGCTAAAGTGCGACTTAATTCCATAACCTGCCAGAACTTTTGTCTGTACGGTATGGTCAGTCGTATCACCAATCGCAAATACTTTCTTGACATATTCATCATCGCCTTTGATGCTGCCTGGCTTGAGGAAAGCAAGGCACATAGCACACGATGAAGAGTTACAGGTTCTGTGAGCATCTCGGTAATTATCTACTTGGTTAAAGTAGGGTACATCTAGAACAGCTGGTGTAGGGGGCTTCGTTCTAAATATCCCGATCCAATCGGTTTCAGAGTCATCAAGAAATTGAGCAGGTAGGTTATCTTCTAACCATTGAACTGCTGCCACATGATTTGAATTTTTCTCATCATAAAATTTGAAAAAATTATGGAGATCTAATGTCATATGTAAATTCCAGACACTACTCCTATTTATTATCTTGAATATTCTTCAATCTTATCCAATACACGATTAAGGTAATGATGTGCTAACCATTTAGGATCATGACCAGATTTATCCATCCATTCGTCATTTAAATCTCGTTTTATTTTAAGCACCTCAGACTTCATAATGTCTTTAGTCAATTCTCCTCTAGGCATAACACAAAAAAACCCTGCTCTGTATTTAGAGCAGAGTTAAAAATTATTAAGTATTGCGTCAAAAAACGCCTGGAATAATTTGACCAGTTGTAAAATACGCACCGACTGCTGCAACAAAACCGAGCATTGCCAGACGTGCATTGAGGATCTCTGCCTCAGGGGTAAAACCGAATTTCATAGTTGTTCTCCTTATTTGACTTTAGAGTAGATAGAAGTGTCACCGTAATCACGGTGAATTTTGTAACCGACAACCGCTCCCTTTGTATTCATGAGTGAAGGCATGAAAACGATTGTGAAGAAAACTGCTGGTGCTCCAATAAAAATGGCAGCAACAATAACATAATAAGTCAGTAGTTCAATCAGTGAGTGTTCCATTGTAGGGGTGTTGTTGTTTGAGGTCAGGGTTTGGTGTGGATGATACCACTTGTTTGATTGGTTTGATGACAATAAACTTGTCGTTTTTTAGGGTGCCTGCAAGCTTAACCTCCAGTTTGGTGTTATGATCCCAGTCACCCGACTCAATTAATTCAGTAAGAACTGAAGCAAATTGACCAAGCATGTCACTAGTATTAGTGGAAGTAGGTATGTCCGACATCACCCTTTCTTCTGGTTCAAGATTACCGATCATCAGTAATCATCTCCATACTTGAGTCCTGATTCAGCATTCATCAATTCAACAGTCGTTTGGTATCCCTTTTCGATGGTGAGATCATGAGTCTTTCCAATGTCGTAGACTGCTTTAACGTCGTAGACGGGGGCAGTAATCCAACTAAAACCCTTGCCAAAAGTGTTATCGGGATTGACCACATACCAATGACAAGCAGTATCAGGAACGGAAACAGAACATTTTTTCCAGTCATTATCCCACTGGGGTACTTGAACAAATTGTAGAACAGCAAATAATACTGCGAATAAACTGGTGAGCATCAGTATGTCTCAGAGAGTTGTTCTACAGCATAGCATAACGTTACAAAAAAAGCAACTGTGGTGATGGTAAAAATTGTTTCAGTCATCGGTAACCTCTTGTTTGATAGGTTGTAGGTCTTCAGAAGATTCCGAAGAAGAACTTGTCAGTGAGAGCATAAGAAATGAACCCAGCAATAATACCGACCATAGCCCAGCGCCCATTAATTTTCTCCTTTACTTGATTGGGGGAATCCATACCGTAGTTTTCGTAATACATTGTAGGCTCTGTTGCCCACATATTCTGTTGACCACGATCATTAGTTGTTACAGTCATTGTAGTTTTGTAAAGAACTATTACATAATTATATAGGAAATGTAACAGGTTGTCAAGCCCCTTGGTGTTTGGATATCATAACTTGAGTATAAATGCTTACAAATTATTAAACTCAAACTGGAAGAAACTTTCTATAGTCATTTTATTAGACTCGTTTTGCCACCATTCCATAAGACCATTACGACTTCCAGTATGAAATGCATCAACATGTTCAGGATGAATTGTAGATCCAAGATCAATACGATAAACAAATACTGGAATTGAATATGTTTTTCCAGCATTGTAAATCAAATCATCAGCAACTGCTCTTGGACGAACACCATTATCCAACTTATACTTAGCTTCACCACGAACATGGTGCTTCATAAGTTTCTCAGCATAATGACGATTAATCATATAAGCTGCTGTAGAAAAATCATCGACAAGTCTTGGATGAAGATTACCAAGTAACTTGCGGGGATTGATCACAGCAAGTTGTACCACATCCCAATCATAAGGAATATAAGAATAGAATTCCTTCCAAGTAAAGGGCCAATACTTTACAGGTTCAAAATCAACGTCATCTTCACAAAAGATGGCATAGTCACTATCAGAAGTATCCAACCAGTAACGCATGGCTTTTAAATGAGATGTAACACAACCCACTTCGCCAGATGAAATTTCTGGATACCTCCCAACGAGTATATGACTAAGATCATCAGACCTACCATCGTAAGCAACAATCCTTTGATAATTTTCAATTTCCCAATATTTAAATTGATCTTCGACATTTTGCTTACGCTCAGGTTGTCCATCAAGATTTAAATAATAAATGGGACAGATGCCCTTCAATTTGTATGCAGCTTTATTTTTTTCCATTGATAACATTGTGTACGTTTGGAATGTAATGGTTTTTAATCACTTTGATCCAATCAAAGTTCTTGGAGTATTCTAGTATATCTTTGCGATGTTGTAAAGAGTACTCACGGTTCTCTATGATTTTTTGTTCAACGTATTCTACATCAGATATCTTGTCTTCAGGTATGATCGTAATAAATTCTTTAGATTGATCTAGGTTTGCCTTACCCCACTCACATACTACTACACCAAGACCAGAAGCAAGTGCTTCCATGCAAACAAGGGGGTGTGCCTCACCATCACTGAGAAGAACCAGATTACCATACTCAGTCAACTGTTTATGAAGTGTGGGTTTATCCCATTCCCCAAGATAGTTTTTAGAAGTATTAAATCTACTGTCTGCAACATTACCAGCAAACCAAAGACTATCAATGGACTGGAACATATGTTGACGTTTCCGATAATCAATCTTAGCCAAATAAATGCTGCGATCAGAAAACTCTGGAGTATCTGTATAAGAAAAGACTTCAGTGTTTACACCATTGGGAGTTACAAAAAGTTTTTCTTCAGGAATACTCAATAAAATTTTATAAATGTTTTTAATTCCTTCAGACAAACAAAATACATTTGGTTGAATTCTACCAAATGCATTTGCTATACCTGCATATCCATTAAACATATCAGGTCTTTCTAGATAACCAAAGTGACTTGTGATTGCACATGGATATTGAATATAATTATACAGACCAACAAATTCATCATAGTGAATATGAACAAAGTCTGGTCTAAAGGAATTAATTTCATTTATAATCTGTTGAAAATCTTTGGTGTTAATAATCTGCACTTCATGTCCTAGAGACTCAAGGGCATTCTTAGTATCCCAAATAAGAATTTCTACAGCACCCCATCCTGTTGGGGGTATCGGCATAATGCCAGGACCAATTAAAGTAATTTTCATTGTTTTATTAATAGAGGATAGTCAGTGCATACACCATAACAATCATATGCAATCAGATTTGATAAATTTTCTTTTTGCATATAAGATTCTGGCATAACAACTATGCTTCTTGAAGTATATGGATGTCCAGGATATGTCCAGATTTTATTAGAACTTGTCAATGTATAAAAATCATTTTGATGCCAGAAGTAATTAAACCCACTTGTAGCTCTAGAAAATTCAGAAAGTGCTTCTAAGTTTTTACAATGAATCCAAAGATGATTTCTGCGAGATCCTAACCAATACCAAGTAACTTGATACTCTGGATCATCATGACCAAGATGTAAAGTTTCAGTTGTTATGTCATAACGAATATCTATCTCTACATCAAATCCCATAGAAATAGCTTTATCAATTTGTTCTGGAGAATTTTCCGTAAGAGGATTTGGGCCATCTAGATTGGCTCGATGTGCAATGATTCTCATGATTAACCTCTAATGCAATGTGCATCCATAGGATAGGGTGCTAAATCATTTTGTGTAAACCTTCTCATAAAAGCTCCATATTTGAAGGCTTCAGGTGAGGGTTCCCAGATATCTTGATAAACATGCTCAATATCGTGAAACGCATTCTTAGACCAACCCAGATACTTGAGACCAAAGGCATGAATCGTATCTGGAAATCTTGGGTGATGCCCTGGCAAATAGAACTTACTGTTATCACATTCTTCCAGATTAGGAAAGTTGATCAACACAGTATCGTATCTAGCAAGAACAACCCAGTCGTATTTTTCATTAACCTCTTCGTGATTTCTATAAGTATCAAAAATTTCAGACACTGTTTTAATCGAATATAGCTGAGACATTACATTACTATAATTCTTTGGATTCCAATGATTACCATCTGGATGTTTGCCAGTGAACTTAGAATCCACAAATATTTTTGCTTTGGGTGGAAGTTCAAATATCTTTGGTTCATCATGCATTAGGATCAAAGGATTATACTTCTGGCAAATAATCTCTAATGCATTGGGAAGAATTGGGCAGTTAGAAATCTTAGACCAAGATGAGTAATCATATTCTTTTTCAGTTTCAGACCACCAGGTATGGCAAAAAACATCCGTGTCATACTTGTCAAGGATGCTAGATTTATAGGAATTATAAACGTCCTCGTTATCAACGTAACGAGGTTGTCCATAGAATAATAGTGCTACTTTCATCAGACTTCTCCTTTATAATGTTCTAAGAAGTAGTTAAGATCTTCGGGTGTTCCAATGCCCCACATGCCAGTTTTATCAATTTCTTTGATACGAATCTTTTTACCATCACTAATCGCTTCATTAAATACTGGGCAAACATAGAATTCGTTATTAACACGAATGTTCTTTTCAATCATTTGCTCAGCATACTTTACATAATCAGAACCCTTCTTCCAATAGTAAATACCAACAGTTGCATGTTCAGAAATAGGTTTCTTCTCAGCAACCTCCTGCACGTATCCATCCTCGCCAAGTTTAGCATAAGACCACTTGGGATGAGTTGCAGGGAAGGTTACAATACCACCATCAGCTTCACCATTCTGGAAGGCATAGAGAGTTTCATTACTATCCCACTCAACAAATTGATCTGAGTTCGCCATTACAAGAGGTTCATCATTGTCAATAAACTCTTTAGCAAGCAGAGTAGTGCAGCAAGCACCTTCCGTGAGACCATCAACCTGAACAATGTTGCATCCAGGAGCAATCAGTGGAAGCAGATAGTTGAGATTATACTTCTCATAATGATCTTTCTGCACAATGAAAGTATAGTTTGCTTTGATGTTCAAGTTCTCCACAACAACCTGAATCATTGGTTTACCCTTAACTTCAATTAAAGGTTTGGGGAAGGTATATCCCTGGCTAGCAAAACGACTACCAGCACCCGCCATAGGAATAAGGATGTTCATAGTTTTACTCTCCCATGCCACTTTTTGTTTTGTACCATTTAGAATTCTTTTAATACGATCAATCTTTGCTTGATTAAGATCCTTACGATCTTCAACAGGAACAAGATGTGCTTTGCTATCAAGAGCACCTTGACGACCAATATGACTGTCCTCAACAATTACCGTGTCTGCAGGGAGAGCACCAAGGGCAGTCATACACTTCCAGTACATTGCTGGAAATGGTTTGTTCCTGACTACATCTTCATTGGACACATACATGTCCACAAACTCTAATACTCCTAATCTTAATAAAATGATTTTAACAGTATTCCTAATAGAATTAGAAGCTACTGCAATCTTGTAACCAGCATCAACAAGTTGCTGGAAGTATCCCATCAACTCATAGTCTTTTGCTACACAATCATTAAAGATCTTTAGAGTTGCTTCTTGCTTATCTTGCCAGATTTGATCATAGAGTTCTACAGGAAGTCCCTTGTTCTTAGTAAGAAGTTCTAGTTTTGCCCTGGTAGGAAGACCATCATAAATGCTGACATGATCTTCCCGACTAATAGCATACTCCTCGCCAAGTGCCTGGTTTAATGCCTCATAATGATAGTCCTTACTATCAATAAGAACACCATCCAAGTCAAAGATAACGAGTTTTGTCATACATCTCTCCAAAGTTTATAATGCCAGTTATGTTTTGCAATTGGTAATTTATGGCGGACTTGTGCATTAAATCCAACAAGACATTCTGGATTTACTGCAGCGCCCATTTCACAGATCTCAACAAAATTATCATAAACATCTAGATACTTATCCATCAATTCGGAGGATCCGAATGCAAAATGATCGTTAATTCCGTAGTCAAGATGCGCCCATTCATTTAGAACATTCACAACATTCATATCATAGTTATCTATACAACCAATAGGATTCAAAAAATATTCATCAGTTCTCAAACGAATTACACAATCATACTTGAACTGATGTTCCTCCTCATAATTTTTCTTCATTTCATTAGCTTGAAAGACGCTATAGAACATGGAGATAATGTTGTTAACTGGGTGAGGAAACCTAGGATCTGGCTCAATACCTTCGGGTACAAATTCTTTGGGTTCTTCAAAGTTAATTCTTTTAGGTTCCCACTTTCTGACCATGTATTCTTTTAAATCAGCTTCCCACTTTCCACGATCTTTATATTGATCCCAGAAGTAATTTCCAATCCACTTTTCATCATACCAGATGTGAGCAAACACATCAACTTCAGAATCTGGATTTGCTTTATAAAATGTTTCAAAATGATTTGAACTACACTCTTTAAGATGTCTGGGTTGACCAGAATAGATCAATGCAATTTTAGACATGATACTTACTATTATCTTTTGCTAAGTGTACCATCTTTGGTTCAAATTTGCAATGCTCAGCAAAAACTTCAGGGTATGCATATTCAGAACCTAAAGTATTAACCTTTTCTTTATTCTGTGAGAAGAATTTATTCAGATGACTTTCATCATGCCACTTAGCAATCACATTGTTATCAAGATCTTTATTAACATTTGTATTTAAATATGCCATAACAGATGCTATTTCAGAACTTTTTCCTCCCCACAAACAACCTTGATAATAAATTGACATATCATCACCATCCTCAAGACCTGCAGTTGATAAGGGATTTACATCAAATGTTCCAGGTGGTTGATTATGAGGAGGCATTCCAAGAAAATGACAGGGATGATGCACACCAAAATAAGGTTTAGATTCATCAAAAAATTCTCCTGATGTAATTTTAGTTACTGGAATTAGATCAGCATCTAGAAAAACATACCAATCATTTTTAAGAATTTCATCTCTTGCACGTAAAAGAATTTCAAATCTCTTAAGTGTAATGTAGGGCCAATCTAAGTGTTTTTGATGATATGGAATAATATTTTCTGGAGGATCACTTAGTTCACCATCAGTAAATACTAAAAATGTTTTTTCACAGTCTGGTAAAAAGTTTTCGGTAACCTTTTCATACCAACCTGGAAGAAAATTAAGGTACTTTCCTGTACCAATAAAACTAATTGCAACTTTCATCAAATCAGCTCCCAATCATTTGGAATTAAATCTTTAGTATCTAGGTGAGAATTATTTGAGCCTTCAAACCAATCCTTAGGTGCCACTACTTTATTATCTTTTGATAACCATGCACCCCACCAACTGAAGGAACTATTGGCAATGATGTGATCTTTACATAAAGTCATGAGGCATAAATCCATGTAGTTGTTTCCAGTTTGTGAAACCATGAATCGATCACTTTCAAATAAAGGATTCTCCAAACACCAAATAGGATCATCAGAAAAAATAATAACCTCACGATTTTTATCAAATAATTCTAATGCCTTAGAATAGTATTCAATGGAAAGAACTGTATGATTTGAATTAGTTACATAGTCAGTTCTACGAATGTGAAGTGCCAAAGGTTCTTTCCAATAAGACATTGTTTTAAGTGCTGGCTCAAGAATCTCATCTCGGAAAACAAAATCTTGTTTGATTTCATCAGCAATATGTTTAAAATATTTTTCCGATTGAAAAAATCCATGTAAGGATACCCAGTCTGGACAATCGGTAAATAACTGTTCATCAAACGCAAATCCAGATTCTGATACAATAGGACGATCAGGATCAATATATTGAACATTTAATGGTGTGGTTTGCTTCAATTTAAAGGGTTCAAATAGCTGATGATCTGTCCATTCATTTTGCCGCTTGGAAGGTGGAAAGCAATATTCATATCCATTCTGCCTAGCAATTCCTTTTAAAGATGCAAATTGGAACATTTGATTTCCCAATCTACCTAAGTGTCCTAATGCATTAAATCCGATCATTATAGTAAATACTTTTCTTCATTATACTAAAAAAGGAGGTTGTTGTCAACCTCCCCAGTAACTCAGGCTCGCCACTTGCTTTTTGACTAGAAGCAAGAAACTAGGCGGGAGTTACCCCATCCGCACCACCAATTCTTTTAGGAAATTGGAAACCTACTTTGTCTCGGAAACAAAGTCGTTGATAATCGCAGCTTGTTTAAGCACTTGATTCAAAGAAGGATACTCTGGATAATCCATTTTTACTGTATGCATGGAATTGTCATTCCAGCAACGAGCAGTATCGTGTTCAATGCTAAACTGATCATTTAGCATAGTATATGCTTGCTTGAAAATTTCAAAGCGAAGTTCGTAAGGTGTCATTTGTTTTCTCCTTGTGTGTGTTGTGTGTAGTAGGGGGGTCCCGACCAGGGTTTTTAACGTGTCTCCATCACGGGCATATTGGGGATGACTCCACCAGTACTGTTATAGACCATCCGTGTCTATTATGCAAGTTCCACTTCATTAAGAAGATCGTTATACATATACTCCATCAAGATTTCATAGTCATCAAGTGGATCTCCTGAAAAAATAACACCTTCATTTTCATAAAAGCGTCGAACTTTTTTGAAAAGTTTTGGGTTCTTTACATCAAGAAAAATTTCTCCATGTGCCGCAGCACGAAGAGTCATAACGTCTTTTTTAAATTTAGCCGTAAGTGACATTGGTTTAAATAAACTACAGGTAAATTATAAAATAAATTTTAAAGCTTGTCAAGGGGGCTTTTAACCCATGCTGGTTGTGGGGAATGATCCCACCTGTGTCCGATTATGAGTCGGGTGCTTTCACCAGATAGCTAAACCAGCAAGGTAGGACTGCAGGGAATTGAACCCCGTTCACACCGTTATAAGCAGTGGGCCTTAACCAATAGGCGACAGTCCCATTATAACGTCAGTCAGTCAAACCGTTGCATATTCGTACTATATCTTCATACTCTTCGACTGGCATCAGCACAACATTACCATATGTGCTTTTTACTAAAAACACTTCTCCCTCTTCTACTCTAGCAATGTAGTCATCAAAGTATTCTTGGAGTTCTTCAATTGTAATCTCAGTCATTGATTCCATTAAAATTTGATTTTATTTATAAAAATAAAGGTCGGGGTGAAAGGATTTGAACCTTCGACCTCCCGCTCCCAAAGCGGATGCGCTACCAAACTGCGCTACACCCCGTCACCACCGTTATTTATTTTGGTGTGTAATCATTATACCTATGATGGGAGCAATAGTCAAGCCCGCCCCGCAAAGACCTAACCAAACTGGACTACCTGCTAGTGCTTCTACTAAATGAAACATTAGTATCCCCTCCAAGTTTTAAATTCGTAGTAAAAGTATTGATCTAGAATAAAACTATCTAACGGGGCATTTTCTTCTCTCTGTGCCCACTCAAGGCAAAAATCTATAATCTTATGATCGTTTAATGAACTGTGACCCCACATTCTAACAAAGGAAGAGGCAGCAAATTGATACCTCTCCTTAATGTGCGGTTCCATTCCCCTTGTAATCGTCGGAGTCATAGTATCCTCCTCGTGTTCCGAAGTAAAGTGTTGATA